TGGTGTAGAGGCTGAAACACTTCAGTTAGCTGCATTAGCTGGTGGTGGTGCTGCACTTGCAGTCATCAAGACATACGCAAAAAAACAAATTACTAAGTAACAAAATAGTCATACACTTTGTGTATAATAGCCTTAACAGAAGGGCTAAATATGACACAAGAACTAGGTAACAATTACTATAAATCTGGGTGGCAACCATCAATAGAATTTGATGAGAAGACTGGCAAAGGTGAAGTAACTTATGTTGGTACTGACCCAGATTACAAGAATAAGTATGATGACATACTAAGAGGCTGGGGTTTTGACCCTAAGTACTACGAAATAGAAGGCACAGTTCGTGCTTCTTCGTGGGAAGGACAGTTAAAAGGAGGTAGGACAACTACCTTTTTTGCATTTAAGGGTATTGTAAAGCGTAAGAACCCTGCATTAGACCAGTACTTTGATGAATTACTGTCGTTGTTTAAACACAAACCTAAATTAAAAGATAAAAAAGTAGGTGGTGATACTGCTTTTATATTTACAATGGCTGACTGGCAGCTAGGTAAGGCTGACTATGGCGTTGAAAAGACTATTGAACGCTACGAGGAAGCTCTTATAGCAGGGGTAAATCAAATTAAGGCACTGCGTAAGGGAGGTACATTAATTGATGAAGTGTACCTATTAGGATTAGGTGACCTTACTGAAAATTGTGACCAAAGTTTCTACTCAAGTATGCCATTTAATGTAGAACTAAACCTATCACAACAGTATAGATTGGCAAGACAGATGATTATGCGTACAGTAGAAGCCTTCTTACCTGTTGTAGATAAGATTACTTTATGTGGAATTGGTGGTAATCACGGAGAGATGACAAGAAGTGGCAAAGGCCAGGTGTTATCAGACAGATTAGACAACTCTGATATGATGCACTTTGAAGTAATCAAAGAGATACTTGCACAGAATAATAGGTATGACAAAGTAAATGTAATATTACCTACTGACTATCATCACTTGTTAGAGATTAAAGGTATAGCTGTAGCTATAACACACGGCCATATGACTACTGGTGGTGCTGGTCCTGAAAATAAAATAATTAAATGGTGGCAAGGCCAGATGTTTGGTTGGCTACCTAGTGGTGCTGCAGAAATACTTATTACTGGTCACTACCATCACCCCAGGGTGTTTAAACAGGGTAAGAGAACTTGGTTTCAGTGTCCAAGTATAGATGCAAGTAAAGACTTTACTGCAAGGACTGGAATGTGGAACGAACCAGGCGTTCTCACATTCACAATCAATAAAGAAGGATGGGATAACTATAAAATAGTTTAGTTATTCTTCTTCTTTTACTTCTTCAGGTATCCAAGTCATAGTAAAGTTTGGTGTTATAGCAGTAAGCATAACTTTGCCACCTGCTATTGGTACTGACTGTGCATTAAACAATACATTACCATCATCACCTTGCCTTATTAATAACTCGTGAAGCAACATTGGAACAGTTGCTTTGCTTAACATTACATCAATCATTCTTTCTCCTTATGTATCTTGGCATCCTTTTCATAAAGGTAGCCAACTGTTTTAGTTATTGATTCGTTATTAATAAACTCTGTAGTCCTGGGCATAGCTCTGTCTTCCCACTGAAAGTCATAGCCTTTTCTTACTAACTTGTGTATGTTCCAGGTCATAATTTTACCATTGTACTCTGTAAGATATACAAATGTCTTTCCTGTTTCTATACATTTAAGTATGTTGCTATCAAACTTTTTCTTTTCAATAATCCAACTGTCATACTCAGCATCTCTTGATTTAATTTCTACAATATACCTATCGTTCTCAGCATCATATGTGCTGTATGGGTCTATATGTTCTACTAAATTAAGGCCAGGATGAATGCTATTAAGTTCATTAATTATTTCTAATTGTGTATTCAAAACATCTCCTTCTGATTATCTGTATGTATTTGTTTCTCATTAGCACTCGTTACTAATGCGTGACACACAGCCCAATCCCACTTGTATGGGTTAACATCATCTTGTTTCTTGTATCTGTTACCACAAAAAACATTACCATCCATATCTTCGTAAAATATTTTATTGTCTTTACATAGATATGGTGCTTTATGTTTCCTATCAGGTGGTGCTGGTAAATCAAAATTGTGATTAGGATATTTCTTTTGCAGCTTAGCTTTTAATTTGTCCACTGCAAAAGAATCTCCTATAGGTTCTAAAGCCACTCTGTTGGGCAATCAGTGTCACCCCATCCTACCCAACCACAGCCTTCTTTATCACCATAGTTGTTACAACTCCAGCTAGGTATCTTTCCAAACTTATCTGGGTCATCTTGTTTCTTTTGTCTGTTGTCTTCTATCCATTCAGACTTACCACATTCAGGGCAGTTTTGTGTTAGGTCTTTAGTTTCACCAAACACTTCTTCAACAAGTTGTTGTTCATCATTTGATTCATCAATCACTACCTCAATCATAGTTATATATGTTGACATCTGGTCAACTGTCCATTTCTCTATGTTCTCTGGAAAGCCTTGTTCAGAAGTAACCTTGTTGTAGGTTTCGTTCATAAGTTTTTTCTTAGCTTTCTCATCAGGAATCATAGCTGAAACAGTATGGTCCAACTGTTGCTTTTTGTTTGGGTTATCTTTAACCATATCCTCAAACTCTTTAGCTGACTTATCTATAACCTTATCCTGTTTCTTTGTAGCTTTAGGTTTAGTTGCTTTTGGTTTATCATCTTCCATATAGAAGTCATCAGTACCTGACCACAACTCAACGCCAAGCCCAGCTCTCATTGATGCTCGTTTGAAGGCATCACTCTCTGCTAGTTTAAGACACTCACCTTGTGTTGCTCTTTGTAAAGCATTTGCTTCAACATCACCTGCACCCTGGTAAACTAATCCATCAATAGTTAACTTACCAATAGCACCTACAATCTTGTTATCAATTATGACTGGTTCAAACTCCCACTCATACTTGACATCACAGTCTCGTAGTCTTTCTACATACACTGCGTGGTTTACAAACTTGCCGAACTTACCTTTAGGTGGGTCTTGTACAACCTCCTCTGGAAAGGGAGCAAGTAATTTCTTTTTCGTTTCTTTGTTCATTTCTTTCTCCTGTTATAATTAAAGAAACAAATGTTTTTATTCATTTGTTTCCTTTCTGAGATAGTAAGGCCTCTAGCAATAGAGGCATACTATCTACCTTATTCATTATGTTCCTTGACTTCAATGACCTGGTACAATCTTTGTCTTGATATACCAAGTATCGTAGCCATATCTGTAAATGACACGCCTACTTCTCGGCCATCATTAATTAGTTTTGCCCTCTGTTTCTTAAGGGTATCTACCAATTCATTAGCTTCCTGTATTAGGTAAGCTACATTATGCAATTCCTCTAAGACATTTTTCTTGGTGTCCATAGATTGCAATAGGGTATTACTGCGTTGATTCACGCTTCTCCTCTCTGTTAAGTCGCAGCTATCGTTAGCTGACTGTTGTTTTGTATAGTTCTTTAGGGTTAATAAAGTCGCCACTATCGTTATCAATAATAGAAACTACATTACTACCTGTGGAACGGAGCTCAGCAAATTTTAGTTTTGCCTCTGCTATCGTGCTAGAACTGTCGCCATCAAAGTGATACACATCAGTACCACCATAGATGTTATGACACTCTATTCGTATTGACATACAACCTCTCGTTGCTTACTGTCATTGTAATCTACATTATAATTAATGTAAACGATATTATAATTATTAGTCAGCTCACTACTTGTATAAACAATGAGCTGTCTAATGATTACTTGTCATCTTTACTTCTAACTATAAATCTCTTATCAAATATGGATTTATAATCATCAGTTTCCACACTCTGCAAAGAGTGTTTAAGTCTGTCTGCGTTTGGTGTGTACTGTATGTACCCAATCACTTTGTTTCCCTTGACCTTTGTGTAAACTTGCAAAGGTAAGTTCTCTTTCTTGATGTGATTGTTAAGATTATTTCTAAACTTTCTTTCCTCAGTCTTAACTTCAGTTAAGTCTTCACTGCTAAATGAATAGAATTTTACAATTGAAAACGGCTTAGATTTAGCCAGTTTAATTGCTTTCTTAAGTACATCTCTATGGTCGTACCATTTCTTAGCTGGTCTAGTAAGTTCTTTAAACTCATCTTGACTCACTAACTCTGGCTCTTCCATCTCGTTCCAGTGTATCTTTGACATCATTTCCTTTCTGATATTTACTCTGTATAAATACCTATCACCTCTCTGTTTAAACAAAGAGGTGTTAGCTAGTTATTCTTCTAGTACATTAAACAATCTCATTAAGTACAGGTCATCTTCTCTCTCCCTGTCTATTTGTTTTTGTGTTTTGTACCCACCATACTTCTGTAGTAAGACATAAAATAATATTGATACTGCAATCATATCTAAGAAAGACATTATTCTTCCTCCTTAATTATTAATTCATCAACATTTACTACACCATTAATTGAATTTATCTCAAGCCATACCTTGTTGTATCTATGTTCATCAACAGTTACTTTTATGTATGCTATATCCATTATTCCTCCTCTTGCATTATGAAAATGTGAAAATAAATATTGTTAACAACAGATATATATTCTGTTTGGTCATACTTACTTATATCTATTTCACTAACAAGATTCCTAAACTGAATAACTTGGTCTTGCAAAAGCATATATCTATCTGTCATACAGACTCCTTGTCTGCAATATCATATGCTTTATAAACAAAAGTAAAGATATTTTTTATCGGTAGTTCATAATGTCTTATCATAAACAACAACATCTTTTCTTCTGTTGATAAGTTATCATCACTAAAGTCTTCATTGTCAAACATTACTCCTCCTCCTTTTCGCACTCCATAATGAAATCTATTGTTCCCTCTAAATCTTCTAATAAATTAGTAAATTCAAATTGCACAAAGCTATCATAAAATTCAGGCTCAAACTTTGCATCTGTTCCTGGACCAACTTCATACCAATTACTACTGTGTATTTCTAATACATCACTATCAATTAATCTATAAAGTTCTTGGTCTGTGTCTGCAACTTCCTCAGGTAATACTCTACCTAACTCTTTATGGTCTATTTTTATTTCACCACAAGCTACTAAACACCACTCACGATTCTTGTACTTTACTCTCATAACTACACCATCATAAAATAAACTATCCTGTTTATCTTTTGTAGTTTTGTTTTCTAATATTTCCATTACTCATCCTCTTTCATAGTTGCAAAAGGGGATAGACAATAGATACTTGGCCTATGTCCTGTGAATATTGCTTCAGTGTTTGCCTCTACTAGCGTATCAACAGAGTGAACTGCCTCTGCTAGTGTTGTGCTTGATTCAAAATAAAAATCAACAGATAAAATATTCTCATCTGTCTTTTGGTTTTCATCTGTGAATACATACACATCTGATTCTTTCATTTGTTTCCTTTCGTTTTGCTATAGATAGCTTGTAACACACACATAGTGGGCGAAACTGGAAGTTTTGTATGTTTATATCGCCTTTCCTCGTTTTGTACACGAGTTCCAACCTTTCTTTCAACATTGGTATGTGCTACAAGCTACCTACTTCTAGGTATTTCTACCATCTTTGTAGATAGCTGTTTAAACAACTAGCTAATCTTTGCTTGTTGTTTAAGTAGTATGTCAATTAACTTAGTAAGTTCTGACTGTACTTTCTTTGCTGTAAAGTCACCACTTCTTTGTTGCAATTCTTCAAATGAATCTTTGACCTCAGACATATGACTTTCTGCACCACTGATGTAGTCTTTAGCATAATCACATTTGCTATAAGCCTCATCAATTTCGTACTGAGCATCTGTTATCTGAGTAGATACATCATCAATTGCTGATTCTAAGTTGTCAAACAACTCTTCAAGAGTTGGATTCTTTTGTTCTGACATTTGTTTCCTTTCGTTCTGCTACATAAGTAGCATTGAGTACTCGCTGTTTAAACAAGTACTCTATGCTAGTTACTAACCATATGTTTTCTTTGAGTTATTAGGTAAACCATTATCAGTTGGCCTTGATAAGCCACGATACTGTCCACCTTTTTTACTCTTAGCTTTTCTTCTTTCGTGTCTATTCATATTTACCACTCATAGTATCCATCAGGTATATCTGTTTCGCCCCACTCTCTACCATCTGCTGTAGTATGTGAGTGTCCAAAGTTATCTCTAACTTTGACTGGTGTCAACTCATCATAGCTTTCTACAACTCGCCATCCACACTCGTTTAACCTAATGTTATACATATTGTCGCCACCACCTTTGGTGTAGTCATCTATCTTTTGTCTTGCTTCATCTTCTGAATCAGCCTCAATATAGACTTCACTTTCTTGGTGATATTTTAGATAATATAAATTACTCATATTGTTCCTTTCGTTATTGGTGTCTGCACACCATTGACAGCACTGATGAAAGGTACTAAACCAATGCTGTCTAGCTGTGCATACGCATACTTACAAGGGGATTGCCTCTACTAGCGTTTACAAAAACTCGTAAGAATTTACAAAAAAAAATATATCCAGAAATTCCTAACCAGAATTTCTAATTATTTTATAAATTCTTATCAGCTCTCTGTTTAAACAAAGAGCTGTTAAGAAATTACCTAAAATTTCCTGAGCATATTGTAATGGTCTTACCCATACAACAAGGGCAATTAAATAAACCCTCTATCTCTTCACCATCTGAAAGAGTGTAATCAGTTTCGCCTAATCTATCGGCCAATTGTTGATAAACAACAGCTGAAGACTGGCGAAATATGTTTCCATATCCTTGATTAATACTTCTATCAGTAGCACCCGAGCACTCATCAGCATTAAGACAAGCAATTTTAATTGAGGTCTTAGCTGTTTTTGGTTGCTCAACAATTGCAATATGAGGAACTAGGCCTAACTTTTTAACAACAGGCTTAGCCCATTTGTCAAACTCAGCCCCTCTGATTGTTGCTGTTGGTTTACCCTCAGCCCCTAGCAACTTAATTATTAAATCGCTAAATGGTTTTTTATGACCTGAGCCGATAGGCAAAACAGCGTGGCAAACTTCGTGAGCTAACACCTGAAATATATCAAGTGTTTCCTCTAAGTTGTTTGCTGTAAGTGTTGGCCTAATAAATAAATGGCGTGTTCCTGTCTTATCATAATCTGATTCTTTGACATCCTCTGACTGATACTGACAAACACCGATAGCCGAATTCTTTAAGCCACTGGGCATATGTCCGAAACTCGCTTTGATTTCATTTTCTTTTTTTACAAAGTCATTGAAACCTTTTTGTTTAAGTTCCTTGAATACTTCCTTGATAGAATCTTCAAGCCACTCTTCACGAGTTCCTTTATATGTTTTTGTTTTACTCATTTTTATTACCTTTCTTTATTGGAACTAAGTTCCTCTTGCTATTCATTGTTTAAACAAATAGCAAAAGCAATTTAGTAATTTGCATTTTAAGAGAGTGTTTCACTGTTCAGGCTGGTTGATACCATAAACAGCAAAACTCTCTTAAACCTTCTGTAAACAGGGCTTAGGCCTATTTCTTTATTACAGCTCTATAAAAAATTGTTAAAAACAATATATAAGCTGGTAATAATACAAATAAATCTAAGCTGTTAATAATTGAATCGCCATTAAAATCTAACATTAGTTATTTCTCATAGCTAACATCTCTTCAACTCTTTGATTACGAGTATTATAAATTTTCTCAGTCAAAGTGTTTAGAGTTGTTTCAATCTCTCTAACTAAATCATCTTTAATTAGATGATTATCGTAAGCTGAATTAAATCTCTTTACAGAGTATCTCATTAGCTCTTGATATGATTCTTGATTATCCATTATGTTTACCTTTTCTTTCTGATACTTTCTTTAGTATCTCTCAACAATCTAAATGACAATTGCTGAAAGATAATAATTAAATTATCTTGAAAGGTTAGAGAGTTTTTAATTTTGTACTTCCTCTCAAATTTGGTCAGCCCTAGAACAGTATGTCTGATGTCTAAGAGTCCTAGCTGTTTAAACAAGTAGGTCAGTTATTCTGATTCGAGATTCTTCAGGGTACAAGATTATCCCCCCTCTAAAAAAAATCTAAGTTGTCAAAAAGCCTATGGGGTGATTCTAGCATCCTTGACAATTTATTCAACAACATTTGAAGAAATATATTCTAGCTGTATAAACAAAGACCTCTTAGGCCTGACAGGGTTAGTATGTTTCTAGCTTTCCTTTATTGATTGTACTTTCTTTTGATGTACTCAGTATGACTAAGCTAGGATGTTGATGTTATCATTTCAGTTCTAAAGCAACGCACCCCATCTCATTTTAAAAAACATACAGGGTATGTCAGACCTAGTACATTGTATAAACATTTTATTTTATTATGTTTTAGTATCTGTATAAACAAAGAGTCAAACCCTAGATATATAGGCTGTATAAACAAATATGTAATGCAAATGTCAATCTGCGTATGGGGGTCTATATTAAGTAGGCAGTCAGTAAATAAGAAGCATCTTAAGTATAAAAAAAGGTATTAATACTGTATTACTTAACAGTAATGGTCTTAGCTGACATACTACATATAGTAGGTGAGCTATCACAGTAATACCTGTTATCAGTTACTTGTTTTAAAGTGTTTTCACACTCTTCACATTTCTTCAATATTTTAATAATAATATTCTTTATTTCTTTTGGGCGTGAACAGGCATATATAGGGGTAGGCTTGATTGTTTACTTTCCTGTGACCTTGGGTAGCTTACTTGTCTTTCTAGTTGGTCAGGTCTCCCTGGTAAGCCTTTCGTGCTCCTGATGCCCTCTTCACCTGTATCACATTACTGGTAAATCAATATTTGTTACTTGCAGAATACTATAGATTCCCTACAATGTAAAGTATCAGATAATTTCCCTGTTATCGTATGTACAATCAATATGCCCTAGCTTGTCTAGGGTATTGTTTAGAAAAAAATTTTTTTTAAACCACCATAATTTATTAAGTAGTTTATATTTATTACACCTAAGAAAGTCTTAGGTTCGTGTATGGGGATATACGAAGATATGAAATAAATATCCATATCTAAAATTAGAAAAGAAAGATAGCTTATCATATAGGACATTGTTCAGTGTGATTTGTGTAATTTCATTTTCTTTCATAACAGTTGTGGACACGACTGTACGGACAAAGGCCTACTTCTGCCCGAGGTAGGTTTTTGTTATTGTAGGGGTTCTTGTAAATCTTTAGGGATTTGTCTGCCTTTGATTCTAGGATATATTTTTGTTCTGTGATTATTACAATATCTATACTTGTTATATTTTGATATAACAGTATCGCAAGTTTCCTCCAAACAAATTCTTCCACTACTATAAGAAGTAGAGGGTTTGTAATTAGGATATTTATTTCCTTTTATATAATCACTCATACAATATATAGTATAGTTAGGAGAAATGATGCCAAAGGGTATTGGTTACGGAAAAAAGAAAAAAATGTCTAAAAAAGGCAAAGGCAAAAAAAGTAGATATTAATGGCTGAGTATCAAGGAATGAAGGTCAAACTAAATAGCCCTAGTGCTATTAGAAAAGGAGAACCTGGGTATGGTCGTAAGGCCAAAAAGGTTTTTGTTATGTCCAATGGGAAAGTTAAGAAGGTAATGTTTGGTGACCCAAATATGCCAGTTAGAAAAAACAATCCTAAGGCTAGAGCTTCATTCCGTGCCAGACATAAATGTTCTACTGCTAAAGATAAGACTACTGCTCGTTACTGGGCGTGTAGGGATTGGTAAGGAGATAGTATGCCAAAAGGTAAAAAAGGTTACTCTGCAAAACAAATGAAAATTGCACGAGTTGCACCACCTAGAAATAAAATAACTGGTGCTGACTTTAAAGCACTTAAAAAGAGAAAGAAAAAGAAATGAAAATTAAAGGCGTAGATATGTCTGGTCTTTCAAAAAGACAACAACAGACTATGAAAAAACATTCTCAACATCATACAAAACGACATATGGAATATATGCGTAATAGTATGAAAAGAGGTGCTACATTTACACAAGCACACAAAAGAGCTATGAAGAAAGTAGGTAAATAATGGCAAGAGTAAGTTGGATGTGGGGTGGCAAGAGATACTACGGAACTCTTATTCCTAGTAGAGAAACCAAAACACACAGGTTTGCTAGAACAGAAAACGGAAAGATAAAAAGACTTCCTAAAAAGAAAAAATAATGGCTGAAAGAAAAACTTGTTCTAATCCAAGTTGCGAAAGAAAGTTTACAGCTAAACATAATAACAAAAAATATTGTACTGTTGAGTGCAGTCGTAAAGCACAACATAAACGAGCTAAGAAAAGAAAGCTAGAAAAAAACGCATCACAGATGACTGTCAATCGTGGTGAGTATTATCAAGATTATATAGAGAACTATGCAGCAGATGTACAGGCAAAAAACATACAGAAAAAAGATGTAGCAGAATTTTATGATGTAACTAAAGCTGTTGTTACAAAAATGCACGAAGCGTATCTTATTGACAAAGATAATTTAGAAAAACAAAAAGATTGGACAACACCAGAAGAAGCAATAAAGTCATTAGAAAAGTTTGAGGATTTTAGAGATAGGTACTTCCAAACAGAAACAGGCGATCCTTACGAAACAGCAGATTTTCATAAAAAATGGATTTCTAGTATTTTATCTGCAATAGATGAAGGTGGCGAACAAATGATACTTAGCCCACCACGACACGGCAAAACAGACTTGCTAACACACTTTGCTGTATGGCAGATATGTAAAAATCCTAATGTAAGAATTATGTGGGTAGGTGGTAACGAAGAAATAGC